GTGTTATTCTGGGATGTGATCGTAAACCGCAGCCCGTCGTTGGCAGCCGTACCTACGGTGAAATCGTCGTACTGCGGAGCACCAGTAGACGTATCGGGCCCGCGGGAGCCATATATCGAATCCGGGTTATTGTCTGTTCCCCCCATCCACAGGCGCCCGCCATAGAACCCAACCGCCCCTGGGTAATCCCCGGCTCCGGTAAAAGGATCGGATGTGCGCGAGTACGTCGCCAAGGTCCAGGCTGTGTGCCCGGTACGGGTCAGCTTGTACGGCGCGTAGTCAGGATGTACGATATACATGACATCCGCCGTCTGCGCGTACTTAAGCTCAAACAGATCCGCTTCGGCATAAGGAGACGCCAATTCATATACCCGCGCCACCTCACCCCCGGATGCATACGCAGTGTACCCACTGGTGTCGAAATACGTGCCGTCCACGTCGGTAATACAAAACGAATTGACCCCGGAGTTGGCAACCAGCGCGAACTGCCCGTTGAGTTCGGTCATGCCCACGATGCCAGAGAAGTATACCTCGTCGCCGTTGTTGTACCCGTGGTTAGGCGCGGTCACGACGCCGGACGACGCCGCTGTGATGTCAGTAATGCTGACGCCAGTCTCCAGTGCGTTACCGCCGTCCTTCAAAATACGCAATTTGAAGTTGGTGAATTCGAGTACATACGCCTGCTCGTCGTTAAACTGAAACGGGATCAGGACCGCCTTCTGATTCAACCGCGTATGATTGACAAACATCGTGCCGGGTCTGAACTTGGCCGGTCCCGTAACCTGGGGGATAAAATTCAGACACACCTCCTCCCCGGACTGGTAGAACGGACGGTCCGTCCGCGCCCAGACTTTGGGTGAAAGCTCACCGGACGAAAAACTGAGCAAGGGCATGTTTATTTCCATTAAGATTCTTCCTGAAACTTCAAGTCCGTGACGGTACTCAAGTACGTGGCTTGCGCCCGGGCGCCACTGTACCGACTACGGCGTCGAACTTTGACCGGGTTCTCCTGCCCGTTGGCGGCTTTCGCTTTCTGCTCGATCTCGTCGCGGAACTTACGCGCTGCGTCCGTAGCCGACGGCTTTCCGATCAGCGTCGCGGCGAAAATGATCGCCAGCTCCGCTGCCAGAAGTTTCGTGAACATCGGGTCGAACCGGCGTACGTCTGTCTCGTCACGCACGTAGGTGATGTTCAGTGTCTCGGCGCCCATGTTGTCAAGCAGAATCTGATTACCTTCTATGGAGTAGTCATAAGCATATGACTCCGTGTAATTAGTGCCAATCGAGAGTATTTTCAGGAAATCGTTGGGAAGGTCGTAGGCGTCGTCATACCCGAAAGTCGGGTCAGTCGAGTTGCGCGCGATCCGCCGGCGGCGGCGAGCAAAGCTCCAGGGGTGTGATTTGAGCACCATTTCGCGCGTGATGTCGTAGTGCCGGGCGGCGATCGACTCAACTGTAGAGATAGGGGACGTGATGTCACCCAGTGTCGCTTGCTTTACATAATCCAATGCTAAGTTACATACCGCACTTGCGGACACCGGAGATGCCATCACGCCCCCTTATTTAGTTACTCTTACGCGCCGCGGATAACAAAGAAGTTACCCGAAACCACCTTGCCTGCCGTGCCTGCGTCATTGGCAGTGAACGCCAATTCGTACGCTCCAGAACTGGCAGCCTGCGCCGAAGTCAGCCCCAGAAGCTCGTACATGCGCTTGCCGTGGTTAGCCGCGGCCAGTGACAAGTAATCGAGCGCCCCGGAATCCGCGCGGGCGGTCACGAATTCAACCCCGTCGATAAAGATGTCTTTATCGAGGACTCGGCCATCGTCACCAACCTTAGGTGCGTAAAGCCCGAGGTCGTAGTCATTCGCCCCGGAACTCGCCTCGTTGACGAGCTGCACGCCGAGATAGATGTCCTGCGGGGACACTGTCCCCACACGGATAACATCCCCGTCGGTATCAACCGTGTCAAAGTTAAACGGAATCGCGGTGACCGCTCCGCCGCTGAAATACACGGCATCACCGGTATTCACCGCAGCAGAGGTCACGTTGTGTGTTGCATATGCGTCAGCCATGGTATTTGCCTCCTGCTGATTGATAAACGGTTACGGAGTCAGGTTTACCTTCTGGATGCGAGAGCCACGAGTACGGACGGAACCACACTCCATGACCACATGCACCACATAGCTCTCGACGTAGTCCGGATGATCCTTGATCTCCAGAGTCCGCTCACGGCTGGAACCGAACACCATCGCCCCATCGACCATCGCGAACGACACACGGTACGGGTTGGTGTCAACCTGTAAGATCGGGTTGGTCACGCTGGCGCCAAAAGGTATCAGCTCGATCCCGACAGCCTGTTTGACCACGCCGCGGTCAACGACATATTGCCGAGAATAGTCCCCGCTGGTGATCTCGGACTCACCCATGAGATCAGTGTGCTCGTCACCAGTGATACCCATGCATACCCGGCGATTACCGTCGATAGCGACCTCACTGTCCATGAAGTTCTGGAGGATCTCCAGGAACTCCTCGTAGACCAGCCCGGAAGTAGCGTCCACTGTCAATCCGCCGTCGTTGGCGAACGTGACTGTAGTAGAGAAATCCCGACCCGTCGAAACAGAAGCGAACATCTGTGCGTAAATTACGCGATCGACTTCCCGCTCCATCGCCATGATACAGGCCGCGGCCAGCTCACCCTGGGGATCAGTAATCATCCCGCGGATGTTCTTGCGATCGACCAGCAGTGTCACCGCAATACGATTGCGGGACAATTTCCGGCGATTAAAGTTAACGTTGGTCGGCTGGATTCGCGCGTTGGCTCCATTGGCGTAGTACGCGCTCACATCATCGAGACCGTCATAGGCGAAATCGTCGCCCGTGACCTGCACCCGACGAGAGTACGGCAGAAGACGGGAAGTCATCTGCTGCTCTTTAATATCGAGCATCGCATTGAACTGGGTTGTTTGTACGACATCGTAAGACATCGACGCCCTCCTCGTTAAGATACAGTTACCGAAACCCGTAGAATCCTTTGACCCCACGGTAACGATACCCGTCTTCGAGTACGGACGTCACCAGGCTGGGCGGCCCCTCCACACTTACGCGTGGGTCGCGGCCTATTTCTACACATACCACAAACAGAAAATATTGTCAAGCATTGCTGCGAAAAATTTTATCGCTGCGTCAATTTCGCCATCTTTTCCTTGATCGCTTCGACCTTGCGGACTGCGTTCTCGTGCGCAATCTTGTCCTTAAACGGATTGGCATACGCCGGGTCAGACATCGCCGTGCGCAACTCGTTTGTCAGCGACTGCATCGTAACAGCTCCCGCCCCTGGGGCGCCCGCGCCGCCGCGAAACGCATCCTCCTGCCCGAACTTCTTGAAAAGCGAACTCGCCAGTGCTGACACGATGGCGATACCTTTTTCGTCCATCATGTTCAACAAGTGCTTCTGCTTCTCATCGAGGTTCGACGCCAGAACTTCCTTAGCGACTTTCATCACATTCTCGCGCTCAGCGCCAAACGTCTCGTTCATCGTCTTCTCGAACAATGCGTCTGCCGCATCCTTGTCCGCTTTCTCAGCGCCGTACACCTTACTCAGGAACGGAGTCAAAAACCGCTCGAACTGCTTAGGCGCCAATCCCGCAGCATGGGCCATCTTGCGTACCTCGGCCTGAAACTCCGCCGGCATGAAGTCGTCCGGTGCCCCTTCGATCTTGGGAAACCCATACTTATCGTCAGTCTCCGGGCGGATCTTACGGAAGAACTCGTCCCACTTATCATCCGGGCTGTCCGCCTTGGGGAACGGATCTCGCCCGATCATCTTCTGCGCACCGTGGAACTTGTTGTTGAACGCTTCCCAGGGCTTCTCCGCCGCGAATACATCCTTGAGATACGCTTCCCCCCGGATGGTCTCCGGTATGAGCTGTTGAAACTGCTCTCCGTTAAGCGTACTCAGTTGCTGTGAGATCGTGCCAACGTCGATAGTTCCACCGCCTCCCTCCGCGAAATACTGGATTCCCGCAAAAGCCGTCAGCCACTGCCACAGGGTTTTCCCGAAGATCATCCTTCACCTCTTTCGATTTCTACAGCGATTATATCTTTTGGCCTCATCAGCGCCCGCAATTCCAGATACTGCAACCGACGGTATTCGTTACCGATCGTGCCTTCAGCAGACACCCCACCGGTAATAAACGCCAGAGACGTACCGATCTGACACCGAGCCAGATGCCGTAGCACCTTGACTCCGCTGGGGTTCTCCGCCATCGCCTGCACCGCTACCCGCAGCTCATCGAAATACGTCTTCTGCCGCTGCTGGGCCTCTTTCTGCTCCTGCACCCGTTTCGCCTGACTGTCGAGTCGGTCTTGAATGACGTCCTGTTCGCTCATCAGCTCATCGCCCCCATCATTGTAGCCTGCGCCTGCGCCTCGGACTGAGCCGCTCCGGCGTTGGCTTTGCGTATTCCTGCCTGCTGCGCCGCCGCCTGCATTGCAGCTATCTGACCCTGCATCTCCTTATGCGCGGCCATTCTCTCTTGAAATACCTCGTCAGACGCGTGGATGTCCGGCGTCGAACCTGAAAGCTCGTTGAGCTTCTGGCTGACCTTATCCGGGTCCAGACGCATGGTCAATTCCGGCATGATCGACGCGTACTGCGCAGCGATACTCAGCTCGGTCATAATGCCCCGCAACTCCTCTGAACGCATGATCCGCGCTGCCGGTGAAACATAATTGATCTTGTACCACGGCTGCCCTTTGGAGATAGCCTCAGCCACCGCTTCCGGTATGTACAGCGGCTCCTCGCCCCGCGCCAATACTTTCTGCTCCTGCTCACTACCGGGATAAACTCCGAGGTGCCCGATCTCCCAGAGCAAATTGACGCACCGCTCGATCAGCGGGGTGAACATCTCATTGATCTGTCGAGCGTAAGTGCCGCCCATGGCGTCGGCACGGATCTCGTTTCGGATCTGTGCCTCACCAAGTGTCATGCGCGTGCTGTTGTTTAAGTCCAACAGTCGATCGAGGAAGAAGTGCTGCGCGACCGATTCCTCCAGCATTTCTTTGAGTTTTATCGTCGAATTAAGCTCCCCCGACTGAGGGATGGGGAATATCGGGTTGGCTGCTGTGGTACGCTGTGAGATATTGAGCACATTCACCGCGCCGGCGGACAAGTCGATCGTACCCCCACCGAACGTACCGTCATCGAGAATCGCCAGTGCCGGACGCAGATTCGTCTCCGCCGTCTGGTGCAGCAGCTCCACCACGGCGTTGAGCTCGATGATGTCGGGCAAAGCCTCCATCGCCGGCGAGCGACCGTAGTCTTCCTCGACGTTCTTGTAAAATCGACATATCTTGCACGGGAGCTCGTCGTATCCGCTCTCACGCATCGTCGCACCTTCCTGGGTGGTGAAATGCACCGACTCGTAGGCACGGTTAAGCATGTCTGATTTACTGGGGTCGTAACTGGCGCGGGGGCCAATATACGTGGCAATCTCGAACTTAGTCTCGGTATCCTGCTTCTCGAAAGCGGGCTTCATCTTGTCAGTCAGTTTGTCCTCGCCGTACTCCTCCGCCACCTGCATGGCATTGAGCTTGCGGCAATAGAAAAACGACTTGACCCGGCCCATAGCGTCGATCTCGATGTAAAGCCCCTTCAAGTCCCAGCATTTGAAATCCAGCAGCGGCCCGTTCTGCGGGCCGTGAAACGCCGCCACGCCGCTGGTACCGAACGAAAGCTGATCGTTCATGTACTCATCGAGCGCGACCTCCAGGCCCGCTGCCGGGTCTTCCATCGCCTCGATCAGCCGGCGGTTGGCTTCTTCGTAGTATTCTTTGACTTCTTCGGATTCTTCGATCTGTCGTGGTCGGGAAAGATAAAACGTCCGCGCCCCGTTCTTCCAGAGAGCGCCCAGAATAGCAGAGGCAGCGATATGGCAAGCGCGATTAGCTGCGGAGCTGTACACATCTCCATGGACAAAAAAATCCCCCTTGGTATAGTCCTCGATGAACCCGTACTTGCGGAATCGCACAAACCGCGCGATCAGCTCGTACTGGTTGTTGAGGACTGCTCGGTTGGCCTTAGCCGTTTTCAGGCGGCGATTGAGTTCCTGCGTGCTCGTCATGCGCCACCTGCCTTATGAAAAGACTTTCTGTTTGCCGGTGGAGAACGGTCCGGTCAACCCCATCGGAGAAGTGAATATCCGCCCCAGGCGCGAGAACGTCTTCTTAACGATGTCTTCGGATTCTTCGGGAGTGAGACGACCGGTGTCGATTGCATCTTTGCCCGCTTCGATCGGGTCTGGGTTGATCTTCCCGCCCCAGCCAAGGTCTCCGTACAACTTTTCGTTCCTTTTCTTGTACCCCTCTGACATTAGCGGGTCGATGACCTTGTCTTGGAAACTGAACCCAAAAGCCTTTTTAAACCACCCCACGCCGCACCCCCTGTAGTGTTCGCAGGCCGGTCTTCGGACTCTGCGCCCGCTGGCCTGTGATGTTGGTGACTGTGATGCCGCTGTGCACGCTTACGGTGCGCGGGCGGCGTTTCACTGGGAAAGCGAAAGTACACCAGAACGCATCCATGTGGTTGGTACTTCGCTTAAGCCCCTCTCTGAGTATATCCTTAGAAACAATGAATTGCAAGTTATTTGAAGTTTCTTTCTCTTTAGGCAGCGCCGATAGCTCAGCCAGAAAGATCTTATCATCGGGTATCGCCACGTCTTCATCGAACCAATCTCGCGATTCAGCTGCCATTTCCGCGCGCTTATTGCGATAGACGTCATTACGTATCGCCCCCGACCCGAAGGTCACGCCACGGACTATCCCGCGATAACCCATTTCGCGCAGGCGATCAATAATCCCTGTGCCGTACCCAACGTCGATGTTCACCGCGTCGTAATCGTGGGTCTGGATCATCCGGGCGATCTTGCCGGCGGACACCATATCGTGCGTCTCCCCCTGGTACGGCCACTGGGTAAAGCCCATGACCTTTCTGCCCCAACGATCGCAACACACCGTCGGGTCGCCCGTGCGCCCCGGGTCTACCCCCAGAATACGGGGCAAATGCGCCACGTGCTGATCGAGGAGGGTGGCATAGCGGTCTACGGCCAGATACACCCGCTGCATCCCGTAAAACGCCTCCTCGACCCGTTTCCAGGCTTCCTCCGCGGTGCAGTTGTGGACGACCAGCCCGCTGGCGTTAAACGTGTGTGTACCCTCGACCTCTAAATCAAAAACCTCTCTGTCTCCTACCTCCTCGACACTGACGACGCGGGACGAAAATTTCCTGTGCTCGTCACGGTAGCTCACGAAAGATTTATTAACTACTGCGTGCTCCTCCTGCCATCTCGATAGGAACCCATACTCTCGGTGAAACCGCCGCGCCCAATACGCATTGATCGTGACCTCGTATCCCTCGTAAGTTTTACCGCGTTTCTCCGCAAACCCCAACCGCTTGGTGTTTTTGTACACTTTAGCTCGTAAACCGAGAGACTGGAACATTATTTGCAGATCATACGCGAAACGCACATATTTTGTGAATATCCGTATATTCGCGCACGACGAATACACATACCCATCGGTCGCAATCACTCCACGTAAAAATTCAGCTTTCACCTGCTTCCTCGCACGCATGACCCACTCGGGGACGCATACCTTTCTCCGGCGGGGGCAGTAATCTGTACCCTGCGTAACCCCCAAAGCCTCAAATACTCGGGCGAGCCCTTCGTCTGCGAATCGTATCTCCTCCCCGCGTTCGCTAACCTTACGCACTTGTATTTTGTTGTCCGTGTACTTCACGAGAATCCTCATGAGATCCACTTTTATGTCCTCGTCCCGAACATTATTCACGAAAGAAAAAGTGTTGTCGCTTAGACTCCCGCCCCCCACGAAATATCCTACCAACCGAGCCAGCTCCGGGGTGGCTTCAATCTGCGCTTTGACCGCCTTATGCACTGGAACCAGGATCTTTTCT